TTCCACGTATCACCACTTACCTTTCCCAATTTGATACTGGCGGGAATGGCATCAATAGCCCCGTCCAGATAATCCGAGTAACGCGCAGCGCCGTTCACCAGCGTAAAATCCGGCCCGCCCGGTAGCACACTCGCCAAATAATGACATACCGCCAACGTGCGATATTCCACCGTCCAGTCCAACACATCATCCGGCAGGCCCGTTGCCGATTCCACCACCGCCCGCAAAAAAGCGGTAACGGCAGATTCGTCGTTTTGAACCGGCATACCTGCAATGCGAATAGCGTCAATCATGGGAATTTCGCGCAGCGTAATCGTGGCGATCTTGGTGCGCAGTACAGGAAAGTGAATCATGTTTGAAGCCTCTTTTACCCGCAAATATAGGGGGTTACGGCATGGAAGCGGGATCATTTCCAGTGGCATGCGCCTAGCCGCAACAAGCCGCTATCATGGCGCAACAGCGCCCCCTAATTGGTGCATGCTTTCCGTGTTTGTCACATGGCCTGTTTGCGCGTATTCGTCCAATCCCTGCGATCCAGCGCGGTCAGTGTGCAGAGCGTCATCGGCACTAACATTTCAGTAAAGTTGCCTTTATGGTCGATGGGAGAGGCCAGCGGGTTAGTAATGGATTCGATCACCAGTGGCCCGTACATCCGATTCTTGTAGCGCATCGCAATCTTGACCGGGGTTTTCGACGGCATCAACAATTCAACCACGCCGATTTTTTGCCCATTCGCCGCCCCGACCACCTGGTTCAATGGCGTGCCGTCGAGTGAGATTTCTTCCGGCAATGCCCATTGCATCAACTGGTCATACGGTACTTCCACCTCAGTAACAGGGTCACGCCACGCCCGGAATAGTGCCGTTACCTGAATTTTAATCGGCGGCATGCCCGTAAACACTTGCGTCGAGTTCAGCTTGGTCATGCCAGACCTACCCGCAAATTTACTCAGTAGGCTGTTTTCATGGTCACGGCTAGCCTTTGCATCCGCGGCGCTCATCTCGCCATTGCCACCGGCAAACAACATCTTGACGCCTGCCATCAACGGTTCCAGCGATCCCGATTGCAGCATCGCCATTAACGCCGGGGCCTTGGTTTCCGCGCCGGAATTCTCAAACGGCGATTGCCAATTCAAAGCAATCTCCATGCTAGCGTCGGTCAGCGGCGCAAGTACATGGGTATTGCCTATGGGTACATTATCATTGTCCACCTGAAAAAAGTCGGCAATAAGGTGCGGGGAAAGGGTGCCCCATTGCGACGTTAGGTTATTCGCCATGCCATTTCCTAATCAAAAAAAACGCCGCACAATGGCGGCGCTTGCTGAGGTGCAGCGGGGGTTAGAAACCTGCTTTGCGGCGCATGCGCATAGACTTGGCGCGCTTCATCATTGCCGCGGCATTATGCGATTTCATAGAGGCTTTTCGGGTCGCCTGCTTTTGTTTTGCGGTACGGCGCACCGTGCCAGACACCCGTTTGTTGACTCTGATTTTTTTGCCGGCGCGGAAAACAATGCGTTTCTTGTAGGTCGCATCAAAAGCAATGGAATCCAACGTAACCTTGTCCATGCCTGCTTTCTTGCCGTGCAGCTTCGCCATTTTGCGGTGATACTTGCGCGCACCTTTGGAATGCACTTGGCTAGCGGCGGAAGCGTGCGCATGATAAGCCGCTTTGTGGGCTTTTTTCTGCTCAGACTTGCTACCATGCTTTTCGGCTTTCTTCGCTTTCGATGATGCACTAACGGCAGCGCCCGAAGAGCGGCTAGCCTTGCGGTATTGATTGCCGCGGAAAGGATGTCCACGGAAATCACCATCTAAGGCTTTGTCCTCGTCCTCGTCTTCCGGCATGTTGGCCCATTCTTTTTCGCCGTCAGGGTCATCCTCGTCATCATCATCCTCATCATCGTCTTCATCTTCGTCTTCCTGCTTGGCGGAATCGAATAGCGAAGATTGTGCCTCTGCACCGAAGATGAAACCGTCAATATCAGACATGGCCTCATCATCATCATCCGACAATGCAGTATTGAGCAATTCGCGTACACGATCACCTGCGTCTGCGTCCCAATCGTTCAGCAATGCGCCGGCATCATCTTCCGGCACGCCTTTCTCTACCATGTAATCAAACACGGCATTCAGGGCAATCTCGATCAACGCTTGTTCGTCTTCGGAAATTTCACCGTCTTTATTCTCATCGGCAACGCCGACCATCAACATCAACAGGCGATCCGTGAACGACTCGCCCACGTCCAAATCATCACGCATGGCCCATTCATGCACGGCAGACAGCGCCTTGAGGGCAATATCTTGTTCGACATAATTGGCGGGTTCGCCTTCGGCTGCATCAGCGGAATCAAACGCGGGGGCCAGTTCGACCTTGGGGCGCAAGGCATCGCGCAACAGTTCAGTTAAATTCATGGTATTTCCTTTCATTGAAAGACGTTATTTGCTCAGGGTTTGGGTGACATGAATCTGGCGAGCGGTTCCGTCATAACGGAGCGAATACGTTACATCCATGCGTTCATAGGGAAGATTAGCATTAGGCCGCACATCGAACCGATAGCCTTTTCCGTTTAATTCCTCGCTAGGAACCAACCAACCGGACGATTCCGCATTGAGAAAATACGCGGCCATAAAGTCGTGCAGCTTTGCAATGCCCACTTTCATAGGCAATTGCAGACAGCCCTTGCCGTAACTGGTTACGGCGGCATCAATGGCAGTGGACATATCCACCACCGAAATCAGCATCTTTTGACTCGACTCAACATCGGCCTGGGTCAGAGAATCCCGGAATACCGTTCGCACGCCGCCCGTGAAATTCTCTTGCACCACCGGATTGATCTTGGCGCGTGCCAGCGCATTCAAATCGCTACCGGATAGCGTGACAGTCTGCGCAATACCAAGGCGGCTAATGGGCCATTCACGCCCCGCGATAGGGTAGTTTTTCATGGCAAAGCCCAGCGGGTTCGTCTTCGCATTGCGCAAGCAGGCAAAGGCGATATTTAACGCCGAAGTGCCGATATAGCCCTTGTTGTAACGCCCTGCATAATCCAGTGACTTGAAGGGTGCCCAAAAGGCTTGCAGCAAATGGGCATAAGGACGTGAGCTAAAGTTTAATTGCTCAGTCCATGCCAGTGCGGCATTGACCGTCATATTGCCCGGTACATCAAAGCGTAATTGCCGATTGGTATCAAACGCCAGTTGCGCCAGTTGCGCCAATAGTGCCAAGTCTTGCGTGCCGCCCGAAGCCAAATAGGTGTAATGCAGGCGCGATTGTTTCAGCTTGTCGCATGCCGCCGTGTAATTGACCGAAGAAGCCGTAAACGGATTATCCTCAATAAAACAATTCAACACGCCAGACTTCACCGAACGGAATAGCCCGTTACTGCGATAGCCATACGCGAATGATTCCGGTGCAATCTGCAACGCGCCGGCCTGTGGGATGTTGACTTCGACCAAATCCGTTTGACTGGCCACCACATTCGGCAAAAAGGCGGTTTGTCCGTAATCGTCCACGGCATCTTGCCGCAAGGAGCCGTAAAACGCATACAACGGTGCGCTATCCCGATCAAGGATATTCAGCGTAATGTAATCGTTGGCGATATTGCTGCCATTTTCCCGCTTTTCATCCGCGTGAATTTCAATCCGAATACCATCATTGAAGCACTCAAGATGCTTGACGGCGAGCAGGTAGGCATTGAGGCCGCTCAGGCTTTCCGCCGTGATAAAAGTAATGTCTGCAGGCCCTTCCGGGTCTTCTTCAACCTCCACGACAGGCGGTGCAACAATGGCGTGCCAGAATGGAATGGTGGGCCGATCAAACGGGAAAGCGTAGCGTGCTACGCCTTTGGTGATACGTAGGTCATCCAAATAGCCCGAATAGTAGCCGCTTGCTGTACCGGTAGCGTCACTGCCGGCACCAATCAGAATCGGCTTGTTGGCAGAAAACGCATGATTAACCGCTAGCGTAAGTGGCGTCGCTGCCACGCCATCAACAGCAAGGGTTAGCGCAGTGCCGTTCCGTTGTAAGGCAAAGAATTTCCAGGGGTCAACGGCACTCAACGCAACCTCCGCCGTCGAGACTTTTGAGTAGGTGGGTGTAGCCGAAGTAAGGTAGGATTTTGTCGGTGGTGTAAAGTTGGCCGTGTAACGCGCAACGCCTTTGGTGATGCGGAGGTCGTCGATGTAACCTTTCATCCAACTACCGGAAGGAAGGAGACCAGTAGTAGTACCACCGATGAAAAGTGATTGCGTCGTAAGGTTGAAAGTGGTCGTTGTATTAGCGCGTTCGACACCATCTACGAATAAACGCACTACATTGGAGGCGCGTGTGAAAGCAATATGATACCATCTATCACGTAATATATTACTAACGACCAAAACGTCTAACATATGAGAACCATAGACTATTAATGCGCCCGCATCCGTATGACCCATATAGAAGTATTGTCCGTTCGTGACTTCTGTACTGAAGAAGTATTTGTTTGCGACTGTCATGAAATATGCAAACATTTCTATGGTAAAATCACCTGTACCAAATGCGTAATCGACATGTGAAGTTGTTAACCAACGTGAGGCGTCAGCGAAATATCCACTCGCGCCGCCGAACTTACTTTTTGCTGTGCTGATCACCGCGCCGGTGTTCGTTATCGTATGGCCTTTTAGGTCGGTGAAGCCGTAGGTGGGGGCGATAATATTGGCTATGGCAGAACTATATGCAAGTGTCATAAATGATGCACCGTTTGACGCCACTGACCAATATGAAGGTTGAGCGCCCAATAAATTAAACGATGTCCATGTAACCCCATTATCCGAAGAGATTGCACCTTTATTGGGCGCGGTATTATGCGAAACTGCACAGAAAACACTACCAGCACTCGCAATTGAATCCCATCGTGCTGCAGCTGGGAGCGTTCTCGCCGTCCATGCTATACCATTAGGAGATGTTGCAGCGGTCGTTAGGTCACTCGCTTGAATAATACAAAAAACTGAACCGTTCCAAGCAATATCAGACCACCCTGTACTAGCAGGTAGTGTTTGCGCAGTCCAGGTAACACCGTCTGAAGACGTATATGCTTTATTGTGCCCAGTTATGATTGCGCAAAATATTGAACCGTTCGATGCAATGGCGCTCCAATATTCATTTACTGGCATCGTCCGCGGTGTCCAAACAATGCCGTTTGTAGATGTAGCTGCGACTGTGGTTGGCCCATAGACTATTGCGCAAAACACCGTGCCGTTCCATGCTACGTCATACCAATTCGCACTAACTGGCATCGTTCCGATTGTCCAATCAATTCCGTTTGTTGAGACTATTGACTGCGACGAACTCATTGCAACAGCGCAAAATACCGTGCCATTCCATATAATACTTGCCCAATTTAACGAAACTGGCAGCGTTCTTAACGTCCATGTAACACCATCAGATGATGTAGCAGCCGTCGCTGAATTTTTTACAATCGCGCAGAAAACAGTACCATTCCATGCGATAGATTGCCAATTTCCGCTAGATAGCAACGTCATTTGAGTAATCGTCGGCGCATTCCAACTAGGCGTACCTGACTGATCCATCGGAATAGCAAGTACGACATTATCCCAATAGGGGTCAGCGTCTGACTTGAAAGTTGAAGCGCATAAACTAGAGGCACCCTGCGCACTGATTTTGTGCTCAATCGCTAGGTATGATTCAGTTTCGTATGTACCGAGTGATAGCAAGGTTCTGGTTTCTGCTACAGTGCCAGCACCTGCTGGCCTAGCCCACCCTTCAATCGTAAACAAGTCAGTGCCAAAAGCAAAATCAGCCGACTCTTCTACTTCAACGTAATCACCATCAAAATACCCACTCGCGCCGCCGAACTTACTTTGCGCTGTGCTGATCACCGCGCCGGTGTTCGTTATCGTATGACCTTTTAAATCGGTGAAAGCGTAACCGGGAGTGATGGTGGCGGCTACGTTTGTACTGTTAGCTATCGTGCAAAACAATGTACCGTTCCCCGCGATAGCATGCCAAGACAGATAGCTCGGTAACGTTCTTTGAGTCCATGTGATACCATCCGGAGATGTCACGACCACGGATGAACTGTAAGCTACTACACAAAACAATGTACCGTTCCCCGCGATAGCATGCCAACCCCCAGCGCTCGGTAACGTTCTTTGAGTCCATGTGATACCATCCGGAGATGTCACGACCACGGATGAATTGAAAGCTATCGCGCAAAATACCGTACCGTTCCCCGCGATACTGTACCACTCCTGAGCGATCGGTAACGTTCTTTCAGTCCATGTGATTCCATCAGGCGATGTCGCGGCTACGTTGAAACCAGACGTTATTGCACAAAATACCGTACCGTTCCACGCGATAGCCTGCCAATAGTGATGGCTCGACATCGTTCTTTCAGTCCATGTGATACCATCGGGCGATGTAACTGCTATGTCTGAATAGGAAGCTACTACACAGAACACAGTGCCATTCCAAGCGATAGCCTGCCAATTCCGAGAGATCGGTAACGTTCTTTCAGTCCATGTGATTCCATCAGGCGATGTAACTGCTACTGAATAGGAAGCTACTGCACAGAACACAGTGCCATTCCAAGCGATAGCCTGCCAATTCTTAGAACTCGACATCGTTCTTTGAGTCCATGTGATACCGTCAGGTGATGTCGCGGCTACGTTTGAATAGGAAGCTACTGCACAGAACACAGTGCCATTCCAAGCGATAGCCTGCCAATTCTGATGGCTCGGCAGCGTTCCTGAAGTAATTGTTGGTTCATCCCAACTAGGCTCACCGGTCTGATCCATCGGCATAGCAAGTACAACATTATCCCAATGCGCATCCGGGGCAACAGGGTCAGGTTCAATCACTGTTTCGCCCGCGCCGACGAATGACGCCACGGCATACTTAACCACGGAATCGTCACCGACTAAACGCTGTACCACTGCCGAATAAGCGCCGTTGTTCAAGGCTTCAACCACTTGAATCACCGCCTCATTATCCGCGCCAATGACTCGATTGGTTTCATTACCTAAACGGGTTTCCACATTGCTTCGATCAACCGAAAACGCCCGGTCAATGCGCCCGCGTGTGCTACGCAGCACAATCCCGAAGGATTGATCTGCCGTGTCTGTTACCGGTATTTCAGAGTTATCAACCAGTGGGTTAAGCTGGACACCCGATTCTTTTCCCAATTGCCGCGTAAATGGATTACCCATTGCTTAACCCTCTCTGATTTTTTCTTACTTAACCAAAGTTTGTGTAACGTGGATTTGACGCACTGCACCGTCATAACGCAGCGAATAATTCACGTCCATGCGGTCGTAAGGTCGCACCGCGTTAGGCCGTACATCGAACATCCACGCCTTGCCGCCCATAGAAGGATCGTTGCTTGGCACTAACCAGCCCGAAGCCTCCGCGTCAGAAAAATACGTGGTCAAGAAATCCTTGAACTTCTTAATGGCAATCTGCATGGGTAATTGCAAACAATCCTTGCCATAGCGGGTTACGGCGTCATCCACCGAAGCCGACATATCTGCAACCGAAATCAGCTTTTTGAGGCTGGATTCGACTAACGCGCAGGTCAGGGAATCACGGAACACGGTGCGTCCGCCACCGGTATAGACTTCATAAACGACCGGATTAATCTTGGCACGGGCCAGCGCATTCAGGTCTTGATTGCTAGGCGTCAAAGTCTGCGTGATACCACGGCGGCTTACCGGCCATTCACGCCCTGCTACCGGGTAATTTTTCGGCGCAAAGCCCAGTGAATTAGTTGCGGCATTGCGCAGACAGGCATAAGCGATATTCAGCGCCGAAGTACCGATATAGCCCTTGCCATGAATGTTGGTCGGGTCAATGGATTTGAACGGCGCCCAAAAAGCATGCAACAGGTGTGAGGTTTTGTTTGCCCCAAAGCTGAGTTGCTCAACCCATGCAATCGCCGCGCTAACCGACAGGTCGCCCGGAATATCAAAGCGCAGTTGCCGATTGGTATCAAAGGCCAATTGCGCCAATTGTGCTAACAACGCGGGGGTTTTAGTGCCGCCGGAAGCGATGTAAGCGTAGTTGTATTGTGTGTCTTGCAGCTTGGTACGCGCACCCATGTAGTCCACTACCGCGCCGCTGGCATACGGATTACCCTCAACGAAACAAATCAGCAGTGCAGACGTAACCGATTTAGGCTGTCCGTTCGTGGCATCGTAACCATACGCATCTGACGTAGGCGCAATTTCCAGCGTGTCGGTTTGCGGAATATCCACGATCACCGCATCTGTTTGGCGTGCAATGACTTCCTCAAGGAATGCCGTGTTGCCGTAATCGTCAACAGCATCCGCTTTGAGCGAACCATAGAATTCATACAGCAAAGTTCCCTCGTTATCGCGCAGACTGAGCGTAACGTAATCATTCGCCACTGCAACACCGGCAACCTTCTTTTCTTCCGCGCGCAACGTAATGGTAATGCCATCATTGAAGCAATCTAAATGCTTGATCGACATCAAATGTGTGCTAACGGGAGCCGTATCAGACACGGTAAAGTTAATCGCATCGCTGCTTACGGTAGCTACGGCAAACTTGACGGTGGAATCACCGACTAAACGCTGCACCACTGCAGAATAAGCGCCGTTGTTCAAGGCTTCAACGACTTGAATCCATGCCTCGTTGTTGGCGTTAATATCGTTTGCTACGCCCGCTTCACGGCCATTGCCTAAGCGGGTCATGACGTTGCCACGATCCACTACGAACGGCTTGTCAATGCGGCCCCGTGTGGAGCGCATGATAATGCCGAAAACCTGATCGGAATTATCGTTAGTCGGAATTTCAGAATTATCGACTAACGGATTAAGCTGAACGCCTGACTCCGCGCCTAATTGTCGAACGAATGCGGTACTCATGATCTATTCCCCTCTTTGTTTTGTAGGCGGCGCTTGAGTGTGTCAGGCTGCTTGGTCTCTTCGGGTTCTTTCGCCGCGGTAACTTCCTCGACTTCACCGGCAATGGCCACCGAGATAATCTCGCCATAACGATTGAGTTCAGCAATAGATTCGGCGTTACGTGCCAGCCGGAACAGGCCAGACACTTCCTTGATCGAAACGGCCTTGCTTGCGCCTGCCGTGTTTTGACTGCTAAGTAAATCAATGCCGTACTCGGTAATCGCCAAAGGGCGCGCCGATAAATTGGTTACGGTAATTTCTACCGGCAAATTGACGCCTTCCAATAACGACTCAATTTGTTGGCGTGTTTTTCTTTCGCCCAGGACAGGCGCGCTAATGGTGACTGATTTCATTCTGTAAACTCCGAGCAAATAAAACAAGACGCTGCACAGGTTGAACCCATGCAGCGCACAACATGATTATCAGTTGAAGTTAATCACGTCGATTAGAGCGCAGCCCATGGCGCTAGGTGCGTGCGGATTGACGGCGGTAAAGTTGCGGGCATAGAAGCCTGCACCGTTTTTCAGGTCGTCACCGACATACAACGGGATCACCGTGGCAGGTACGGCGTCACCCAGCACAAACGGGTTACGGGTTACGTCAGTAGCACGGCCAATTGCCAAGACCTGCGAACTGGTTGAAGTCTCTTCCACCAATTTCGGGGTGTAATACACATCATATTGACCGAACAGGCGACCAACACGGTGAATGCCGGGACGGGAAGAAATTTGCGAAGACTCGAACATATTTGCATCCAACGATTGCATCATGGATGCCATGTTGCGACCGACATACAAATGGGTAATACCGTGGTTCATGGTATCAATCGCCATTTTCTGCGAAGCGGCACCCAGCGGGGTAGCAAAGTCCAGCCAAATATCAGCGCGGTTCTTGAAGTTGCCTTGATTGGCCCAGGCAAAATCATAGGTCAGTTGGTTATTTACCGCTAAACGACGCGCCTTAGCCAACACCTCGTAATGACGCTCATTGGCAAACTGATTTTGAATGGCCAGTACGCTTTCGCTATACGGGTCAAGGCCCAATTCGTTCGACATTTGCATACGAGCATCAATCGACTGGCGAGTACGCGCTTTCCATGCCTTCGCGTGAATCTTGAAGGTGTCCACGTTTGAGATAATCAGCGGGATCAAAGCAGGGTCACGCTCATAATCAACAAAGCCTTCCACAACCAACGGGGTAGCGGTGGGCAAAGCGGGAGTTGAGGTTAAAGCAATCTCGCCCGTGTCGGTATTGATGGAGCCACCGATCAAATAGTTGGTACTGCCGATTTTGAACGAACCTGAAACTGAAGACAGGCCAGAACCCGATTGGGAGACTTCTTGCGCCGCAATCATGCCATTGACATAAACAACGCTACGACCGCGCACCAATGGCACAACGGCAGCCGCCGGATCACAGGTTTCAATGGTCGCTTGTTTGGCGGTTAGCTTGCCCGTTGCGTTACCGGAAACGTCGATAGTGCATTGATGCACGCGCGAAGAGGTAATGTAAGGATCGCCAGACATGATGCCATCCATGCCGCCGTTTTGCGGGTAGGAACCATAGTTGCTACCGGCTTGATGCGACATGATCGCCAGAATAGCCTCGTTAGAGCCAATGTCAGCGGGCAGGTAATGCGCAAAGGGAATTGCCTCACCCATGGTTGACAAAATGGCTACCACGGCACGATTCGGCTGCAAGGCCAAATTATCCATGTGGTTGCTATTCGCGCTATCGAATGCGTGATTGCCGCGGCGGGCTTCATTGGTGGTAGCAAAAGCCGAATGAATCGCTTGCTCCATCAAATCGGCAGGCATATCGCAGCCATGCGCCTTTTCATAAGCAGAAATTCCGTTTTCAAACGCACGCATAATGGTGCCGGAATTCTTGGAGCCAACGTCATCGAAAATAGCCTGCAATTTAAGCGGCAATTTCGCGTTCGGCATCCGGTTAATTGTTTCCGACGCAAAGGCATGCGCAGCGGCAGAATCAAAAGTTTGACCTTCGGTTTTTGATGCGTCTTTGATGCTGGCAACAAATTTATCAGCAGCAACCGTGTCGTGTTTCAAATATTCAGAATGAGCTTTCATTTCGTCTTTCCCATGAGTGGTGGTTAATCAGTCGCGCCGGGAAACTGAGTAACACCGGCTTGGGAAATAGTCTGAAGGTGAAATGAAAGGGCTTTAGGGGGCGTTTTCCGAGTTTTGAAAGGGGGGGGAAGTGACGCTAGAACGGTGTTTTAACGATATGCAGCGGGATAATGCTTGCGCTCGACCTCAGATAACCAAGCCTCATAACAATGCGCTTCCTGCCAAAAGAAAAGGGCATTTACCACGGCTTGAAAGTCGCCGTGGATCGTCATGCGCCGATCAACCATCGTTTTTATCCTGATTAACCTTAAACAGCGACATCAAAAGATAAATCACGGCAACAACCAAAAAACCAGCGAATGTCGCCATCATGTAAATAAATCCAATTTCACTCATCGCTATATTCCTTTCACGATAAACCTTTTGAATAAGACACTTTGCCGTCTTTGAACCGCGCGGTTAAAACCTCTCTACGGGGTTTTTTCCCCTCTTCGGCAATGGAAAAATGTACCCATGTGCCCTCTTCGATAATTTGATCGAACAGAATTCCCGCTGATTCCAAGTGTCGGCAAATTGCCAATGGCTTACCGTAGGAAGGACAAACAAAATCTGCCGCCAAGCCTTTTATATGCGCAGAAGGTGGGTTATTCGCACCGCCCACCGCCGCATTCAACATGGGAGAGCGATAGCCCGAAGAAATGTGCATGGGCTGCCCCAATACAGCGCGCACCTTTTCCAGCATTTCCGCCAGTCGTTTCAAGTTAGCGATAACACTCGCGTTAGGCGTGTTATCAATGCCGCGGCGCAAAGCCGTTTCACTGGCGATTAATTCATCCAAACTAAAATGGGCAGATAATTTCATGGCTTATTTTTCCTTTACACAGGCGGTTACGATGATTTCAAGCTCTTGCGCGTATTTTTGAGTTCGCAACAAATCCAGTAGCAAGCAGCGCAGTTTATCAATTGGATTTTTCTCATTCGCTGGCACGCATTCAGTCGGTTTTATTGGCACTAAATGACGCTCTATGCACGGCATTAAAACCGGCACTTTAACCACTTCCGGCAATTGCACCGGCTGACTTTGACAGCCGGATATAAACGCGATAACCAGACCGCCCAATACCGTTAATTTCATCATTTTTTGCCCCATGCCCGGAAAGTATCAACCAGCAATCTCATATCTGCGCATTCATCATTCGACGGCGTAAATTCGCGCAACCATTGCTCTTTTTGTTTATCCGCCGCATGCAAGCGGCGAATTTCAAGCAATCCCTTTTCAACATCGCCCCGCTTACGCATAAGCTCTTCGCCCAAATACGTTACCGTCGCGTTTTGCAATTCAATACTTTGCGACAGTGATTTCGTTACGAATTTTTCTGTCCGCAAATTCGCCTCAACCACTTTAATTGCGAGGGTTTTGTTTTCGATTTCCAGGAAGGCAACAAATAATGCCGCGGCTAACATGACGATAATCAGCATCATGCCGGTTTCCAGCCAAAATCTAGGGGTGCGGGTTACTATCCAATTCATGCAGCCTATTTTGATGGATGTAATAGGCCATGACGCTGCCCGTTTTCCGGGGGAATTCAGGGCGAAAAAAAACCCGCTAGGGGAGCGGGTTTATGGACTTTCGCTAAATGGCTTGTTCATTCTTCTTGCGTGGCAAGAAACTTGGCGCATTTTTCCAGTTTGAGCATAAGCGTGGTATTTTGCCGCACTAAATCCGCCATAAGTACCTCTTGTTTTTCATAGCGCAATTCCATTTTAACGATCTCCGCTTTGAGTTCATCAACCCGCGCCTCCATGGCTTCCAAGCGGCCCATCTTGCGCATAGCCTCGTTTAAGTCATTGCGCGCACTTCGCTCACTTTCTCGCAATAGCCTGTTTTCCTCTTGCAGCGTATTGAGAATTTCATTGGATGCGCCATCGGTATTGATCGCCACCGAGGTGCTTGACCATGTTTTAACTAATCGCTGTGCAGCAAATGCCAGCCCGCCTATGCCCGCGGTCGCTGCTACGGCCATTTCCCCCAAAGTGTCCAACCCAAATAGTTCCATGATTAATCCGTTATTCTTCTACGCATGTCCGGCTCATTGCCAAAGCGCGAACGTACAAAAATCCAAATCGACAACCATGCAATAACGCCCGTGGTAGAGAGTACGGCAACATTGGTGATTGCAGATAACATAAGCGACACGGTTACATACGTCCACATGATCAGACTGGTAAACGCAATCAGCGAGGTGTGCCAGGACGGCGGCACACGGGCAATAAGCGTGAACATTTGCACCGCGCCTATTGCACCCATGCACACCGCCCAAAAGGTTCTATCGCCTATTTGCGATAAACCAGAAAAAACAGGGTCAAGGAGTACATCGCTACTCGCCAAAATCAGCATTAACGACCAAGACAGCCCATTGAGCGCAACGGCAAATCGCGCAGCGGCAATGTCGGGGTAAACAATCAAATCACGGCAATTCCGCAAGAAAATCCTGAGCGTGGATTTAATGGATAGCTTACGTTGCGGTAAAGTCTCATGGTCAAAGTTTTCGCCCATGGTTTTTCCTTGCAAGGGTGAGTAAAAAGATGTCGCAATTTTGACGGAATGACGCGGCTTGAATGCGTGCCGTTTTCCGTGTGCGCGTGACAGGCGTAAAAAACCCGCTACAGGAGCGGGTCAGGGGCGTGCGTTAGGGGCGTTTAGTTCAGTAACAACTGTTCAAAGCCCACCAATTGCGCCATCGGTTTTTTGCTCAAAAGCTGCATTTGTCCGGTTTCACTTTGCATAAGTTGCCGGGTCGCTTGAATGGCCGGCATGATCGCCGTAACAAATTCCGGGTGCATGCGCATCGTGGCAAAATGATCTGTGCTGATTGTGCCGGTAGTCAGTAGATAGTTTTCGGCGCGCAGAATCAGTTCTTGCTTCCATTCCTCTTGTTGCGCGGCTTCATGTGCTTGCGCTAGCGGTAAATGCGCGTATTGGCGCAAAGGTTCCAGCTTGTCCATGCAGCTTTGGATATAGGCCACTTCGGCCTCTGCCGCGGCGACATTCTTAGCGGTCAGTTCTTGGTGCATCTCAATTTCAGCTAAATCGGCTTGTGCTTCGATCACCTCGGCTTCGTCTTCACTGGCCATGCGTCGCGCGATACGCATGCGGGTAGCCGTCTCGCGTAGTGCGCCAGCTTCGGCGGCTTTGAGCGCCAGTTTGCGGTCGTCTAGCTGATCGCAAAGCAGGGCATAAGCACCGTCTGGCGTGTGGCATGAGCCCGCGAGAAAGTAGGCGATTTGAAAGTCATGGTTTTGACGGTTAGTTTTGTACATAGAGAATCCTGTTGGTGGTGGTGAATGGGAATGGGGATGGTGGTGTCACGACTGTGGTTAGAATCCGCCGGGGACGGAGGAGGTGGCGGCATGATTATACCTTCCTACATTAAGATTTGTACCTACTACATTAGCATTATCACTATAAATATATTTATTTGTGGTAGCACCGGTGCCTGCAGACTGACCTCCTGCAAAAATACCAATAACACTATTTCCAGCGGCAGCATGGTTATATCTTTCTACATTAAGATTTGTGCCTGCTGTCGTTGCATCATCACTGTAGATATATTTGCTTGTGGTTAAATTAGATAAAGCTCCTCCCCCGAACAGCGCAAATCCCGCGCTTGCGGCAAAAATCCCACTTACCCCCGCTGCCCCCATCATTACTAAACTTGAAATCATTGCGTCACCTCATTAATTGAATTGCGTTAAAACCCGCCGGGGGCGGATGAGGTGGCAGCCAATAGATGACGCCCTAAACCGAGCACCGTTCCTGTCACCACCGTGTCTCCGCTGTATGTGTATATGTCGGTACGGTTCAGCTTTTCGTGTCCTCCACCGAATACGCCGACGGTTGCGTTGCCGGCGGCGGCTAAACCCTGTGTTGCGACTCCGAGTATTGTTCCGGGTGCGACGGTGTTATCGCTGTAGGTGTATTTGTCGGCATAAGCGGAGTTGCTGCCTGTATATCCCCCCCCGAAAATGCCGACACTGGCGTTGCCGGTGGCGGCTGGCTCATACCGCGCCAGTCCGAGCGCCGTGCCGGGTGCTCGCGCATCGCCGCTGTAGGTGTATTTGTCGGTGTATGTTGTTCTGATTCCGCTAACTGGATAACCCCCGCCGAAAATTCCGACGGTTGCGTTGCCGGCTGCCGCTAGGCCGTATCGTGCCAGCCCGAGCGCTGTGCCGGGTGCGACTTCATCCCCGCCGTAGGTGTATTTATCGGTGATTGCGTATAAAGTACCAGTATAACCCCCGCCGAAAATTCCGACACTGGCGTTGCCGGCTGCCGCTAGGTTTGATCTTCGCAGCCCAAGGTAAGGGGCTTGGGCCACTGTGTTGGTGCTATAAGTATATTTGGCTGCGTAACTTCCTGAGAATATGCCTTTTGTCTCATTTCCGGCCGCGGCTAATGAATAACTCGCAATAATATGAGTACCTGTAGAAACTGTATTAGTGGCATAGGTATATTTGTCAGTATATCCGGTTGTGGTTTGCGCGGTTCCCCCCCCGAACAGCGCGAATCCCGCGCTTGCGTCAAAAATCCCACTTACCCCCGCTGCCCCCATCATTACTAAACTTGAAATCATTGCGTCACCTCATTAATTGAATTGCGCGAGACCTGCGTACAAGTCTCGCGTGTTTTTATTTCAAGTCCTTACCTAAGACTAGCCCGTTCCATGTGGTGCCGCCATCATGGGTGAATAAGCCGAGGATGTCCTTGCCCGCTGCAGTCAGTGCCGGCTTAGTGCCGCCAGCCCATTTCACGCCAGTCCAGTAGTTGACATTAGCGCCGCCATTAGTCAATTCCAGAATAAAACTAGCGACAATGCCAGACACCGGGGTATTGCTGACGCTAAAAGTCGTTGCGCCGCTAATCGTGCGCGTGAAAACATTGCCCAGGCTCAAGTTGATCTCGGTGCCGCTAGCAAGGTCAACCTTCTTTTCCTGCATGGCTGCGCCGAAAGTATTAACGCCAGTCCATGTGTTGTTGGTATCGGCCTGTACTTTCGCATTGAGCGTAGTTTGCAGTGCGGTAATATCAGCAATTGCGTGTGCATGTGTGGTCGGGGTGCGTGCGTTAGTGAGACGGGTATCTGTTCCATAAACCACTTGTGTCGCGCTTGCGTTGCCGCTTGCTGGGATGTCTTTTGTCGCCGCGGTGCCAGTCGGAATAGTGGGCTTGCTACTCAGGTCATTGTAAGAACCGGATGTCGCCACGGCGGCTAGCCCGCTTACCTGCCCGCTGGTATGGGTGTGTACTGAGCTAGCCTTGTCTGCAATCGCATTCGTCACCGTAGTCGCAAAGTTCGGGTCATCGCCTAACGCCGCCGCTAGTTCATTCAGGGTATTCAGTGCCGCTGGCGAGCTATCAATCAGCGTGCTAATTGTGTTATCAATGTCGGCTTGCGTCGCGTAACCATGTGTATGCGTCGTACTTGCTTTGCCGACTAATGCCGTTTCAATATCGTCAATAGCGGTCGCCAAATCGGTGTGTTCATGTGCAATCGCCGCTTTGCCGGCTAACGCATCAACCAGACCAACCACATCAGAAACACTGCCCATCAACTGAATGCCGCCCGCCGCCGCCGATCCTGGAATACCAAACACCACTGCCGTTCCGGCCATCGCCTCTGACAATTCCACGCGAATGGTATTGCTATCAACAGGTTCCGTATTCACCAGAGCTAACGAGTGGTCAGTGTCATACACGAACACGCCGTAATCGTTGGTGTCCAATCCGTGATTGATTGTCCATACTAACGACTCTACACCTTGGCTATGCACATAAGTGGACTGCTTCACACCCATGGGGAACCAAGAATAAAAGCCCTGACCAATATCCGTGTAAATGCACGGCTGGCCGTTAATCACTGAAATTTGACGCGGCTTAGGGTTAAGTGGAATGCTTGCATTGTCTTTCGTGAAAGACAAGTTATCTAAAATTTCTACACCGCCATGAATTGCTTGATTAGCCATGATTTATTTTGCCTTTGTCGAGGGCCGAACAATCGACCCCTGTGAATCGGATTCGCCCGTCTATTGCGCCGTTTATCAGGGCAAGAGTGGCGTATTGTTGCCGGATAAACGCCAAAGACTGATCTAGCGTCATTTCGGACTTCTTAACATCCCATTGCAGGAGGTTTCCCCTGACTCTTTTTGCCCATGCGGCGACGTGTTGCGGGTGAATTCGCTCACTACCTAGCATTTTCAATCAGCAATTTCTCGATACGCTCAAACCCAGTTTTAAGCCATTCAATATTGACTTTGAGTTGCGCGTAATCACTAGCAGTTTTCAAATCACCTTGCAGAGAATCGTCATAGATCAATGCAAGGTGCTCACATAAGGTACGAACCGCCCCATCGACCGTGGCCACACCGGGCCAATTGGTAGAAGGGAGCGGATTCATATTTTTACCGGCGCTCAGACATTCAACATGGACTGAACAGCAACCTTGATGTTGCGGCTTTCGCTCAGATACACTTTGAAGCCATTGACGCCAGCATCTTCCACCGGCACCAAGTCATTGCGGTAAACCAAATCAGCACCCTCAACCAACACCGAATACAGAATAAACGGGCTATTCAGGTTATGGGTAATGGTGTGTTCAGCAGCAGCAGCGCCACTTTGGAAAGTGAAGTTCTTGCCGTTGACGGAGGCTTTGATCGCGTTGTCAGCAGCCAAACGTGCAGCGGCTTCGGCGGTATCTGCATCGGCACGCGCGGTAGCTTCGGCGGCTTCAGCAGCGGTAGCGCGAGCAGCTTCGGTAACGACAGCAGCAGCAGCCGCATCGGCATTTGCATCAACTTCATTGATCGCACCAACCAGGGTTGTTTTAACGTCCGTGGTCAGGGTGGACAGCGTGCCGATATTGCCGTTAACTTGGCCTTCAACCGTAGTAATGCGGGTATCAATCGCACCAATCGCGGTTTCAACTTCGCCCAGTGTGTCGAGGGCTTCGGAAACGGAGCCTTTCAGCTCAGTTTTAGCAGCGGCAATCGCGGCGGCAACTTCGGTACGCAGTACATTGACGATGTCAGGATTGTTTTCCAGTGCAGTCGCCAGCTCTTGCAACGTATCGAGTACGGCAGGGGCAGAGGCAACCAAATCGGCAATCTTGGTATCGGTGTAAAGCGCCTGCGCAGTATCACCGGCTGCGCGAGCAACCAACTCAGCAGCGAGTGCAGCCTGCAAAGCGGCAATATCAGTAGCAACCGCGCTGCCGTCAGAGACGACTTTAACGATAACTGCACCGCCAGCATCGAGGCTGGAATACTTCATGACCTTTTCGGTCAGGTTGAACCACCAACGGCCAGCCGCGACGGGAACCGGATCAGCTACCAGACGCTCAACGTGGAAGTTGTCGGCGGTAGAAGAATTGGCTAAGCGAAAGCCATGAATAGTTTGGGGAGTCATAGACATGTTGAATTTCCTTTAATCATTTTGAAGTGAGAAATTTGCGGAGCGAAATTAGCTCCATATCCACTCGACGACAGCAGGAATTGCTATGCGCCACTCTCCATTCTTCTTCGGTCTTTTCAGACTCAAATCGAAATCTCTTGTTTTCAAAGCCTAAGAACTTGCCGCCATGCGTCTTAATGTAAGCCGCAAGGTGAAGCTCCTTAATTGCCATCGTATTCACTTCATTCATTCGCTGTTCGCGCCCTTACGGCATCGCTCCAAAAATCACATCGACATAACCCGCGGTAGGCTCGGCTAGCTGAACAACAAAACTCTCATCGTCAATTTCTTGAATTGGCGCAAAAATTATATCGCCCGATAAGTTTGTCATCTTTTCCATGAAAACCTGCGTCCCTTTTCCGTGTTCAACCCGCCATTGCATTGACTCAGCAAATTCATAACGTACAAGGCTAAACGCGCCATTAACGCCCGCGTTACCTTGCTCCCCTTGCGCTCCCTGATCTCCTGGCCGTCCTTGCGGCCCCTGTCCGTTTAGAACAGTAACCTTGACAATCGAAGGTTGAATCAGCTTTGCAGTTACGCCCTGTCTAGGGGTTATCAATGCCGTCAATATCCACTCCCAGCCGATTTGACCTGTGCGTCCCCCCAAAAGAGAGGATGGATCAAACCGTCTGGGTAAACGATTTCCATACACCACTCATGCGAACCGTTCATGTCGCGCATGTCTCTTCCAGCTTGGAACTTCGCCGTAACTTCAGGCGACAGGCTGAACTCAAAAATCCCGTTTACCGGGTCTCTCAGGACTACGTCAAAGTCCTCGCATAAATACGGTACTGCTGCAACGTCAGTGAAAATCTGACCGCGTACTATTGAACCGGTTAAATCTATTGGCGTGCCATCGGGATTCGATAGGCTGACCAAGTGCGGCCCGAAAGATGCACCTTGGCGGATAACTGCGTCGATATGGTCGCCAATATCGCCAAGAACAGGCATGATAAAAATCGCTTCACAGAATTAACGCCGCTATTATTGACGCACCGAATTCGCGCGCTTTGGGGCGTTTTCCGAGTTTTTTACTGTGCGGGAATATGCAGATCATCGCGGCGATTGGCAACGTAACGATTGACGAATGGCGGGATGTTGACTGACGTTTCAATGCCGACCACCTCAAACGCCATACGCGCCGGCTCGTCATAGTCTGCTGTCCAAATCAGCAGGTAGAAAATGTCCTTCGACTTCACATCAAAGCCGAATTCTTCCTCCGGTTCGATCATGAAACGGAATTCGGCGGATGCACCAATGTTGCCATCGCGCCGGTCAAGGATAGGCGCGGGCTGGAACTGTTCGGCATTCAATGCAAAACCATTGCCGATAAAATCCCATGTTATATCCTCTTCGTCCGTGGTATCGAGTACCGCCAAGCCGCCTAACGTGGGCAAGCCGCCGTGTTCAATCGGTGCGATACGATGCACCGTTTTCCGAAAAATCTGACAATTCCAAGTATTCGGATGATTGATCACCACATTCCTGGCCATGCGATTGATCGCTTGAGGGACATTAACGAGCATGGGTTAGCCTTTTTTGAATAGATTGAGCAATGCGGCTAGCTGCTCCGCTGACATAGCGTTAGCCAATTCCTCTGCCGATAACTCGGAAATAGCCTTTTTCGCTTTATCGACTTTACTGGGTGCGGGTTTCGGTGTCGGCTTAGGCGGGATAGGTTTAACAACGGGCTTGGCTACCGGTTTTTGAATAGGTTTCTGAATAGGTGCCGGCTTCGGCGTAACCGGCTTCGGGGCAGGTTTTACCACCGGCTTTTGAATAGATTCCGGCTTCGGTGTGGGGGCGGGTTTCAGCACTGGTTTCGGTGCAGGTTTCGCTACCGGTTTTACCAGCTTTTCAAACTCCGCTTTGGTGCGTTCGACCGACCTTGATTTTGATGCCGCCGTTTCGCGCTTTGGCTTGGCCGCTTCCACCACTTTAGCCAATAGGGCTTTTTTAGCTTTCGCCGCATCGCTGGCCTTTTTGCGGTCATCGGTTGTCTTGATGTCTCTGGCCCGTTTATTTTGTTTTTGCGCCATTTCATCGGCGTCTTCTTGCGTCGTTGCGGTCTTGGTGTTCATGCCGTCCGCTTGCCGCGCGCGCTCAATCATGCGGGTAAGAAACTGCCATACCGTGCCGGAAGACTCGATTTCTGCCACTACGCGCAAAATATGTTTGCACGCCACGCCATGTAATCCGGGGTTACGTATTTTGGGGTAGCCTGTTTCGTTACGCCCCGCATTGAATGAACCAATAGTCGCAATGTACCGATACCAATAGCGGAACCGCCCGCAATCGCACTCAATTTTTAACGGCTCCTTGCGCAACCAGCCGGCCATTTGTTTCGCATCGCCACGCCCGGAAGAAACCGCCGCGCTATAGCTCAGAAAGTTGATAGTCACATGATGCCGTGCCACGTCAGAATCAGGCCCTGCATTGGTCACAAAGCGCACAATGCCGTTGTTTGAGGAAGCCGGCACCGCCATTCTGATTTGTTCTCGCGCCCGCTCCCGATCAATCGCCAGCGACATATCCAGCACTTGCCGCGCCCGAATGCCGCCCTTGTATTTTTTGCCGATAATGCGAATGTTTTTACGAAAGGCTGCAAGGTCATCTCGGGTAATAACCCGCTTTTCACCGCCTAGCGTCGTATATAACGCACGCGCCGTATCGTATTCGCCATGCACATCATCCGCGTTTAGAATGATGCTGTTTGGCCCCTCCGCTGCGCTTTGACGCTGCGCCTGATCCGCGCCGGCCCGGTTTTTTGCCTCGCTAACGTGCCCGCGCAGTTTGCCTAGCAATGAGGCAATTTTAACGCCGCCCGTTCTCCCTTTAATTGGACTCGCCATTATTCAACCCAGGTTGGTTTTCCGCTTTCGCGGTATTGTGCTATCGACTCAAAGCCGGTCTGACGCTTGATATTCAGCAGGGTTATTTCAGTTGGAAAAGCAATGCGACGACCAAGGGGTAACGGCTGATCAAACATATCCAACCCACAGGCCGCGAGTACCGCCAAGAATTCATCGCGTCGGCCATAGACGCGCTCCGATACCAATGTCGCATCCCATACTTCATCCGGTGCAATTTCATGCCATAACGCGACTTGCCACGGCTTAACCGCTTCCGCGAATTTGCGCACTTCACCATAAAACCGCCGTGCCGCATTAGGGTCTAAATCCATGCTCATTGTGTCGCCTCATACCGTAATAAAGCCGCCATGCTTCAAAACCTTCACGTAATGCGCAATATGTTCCACCGTCTTTTCAATCGCTCGCGCCTTTACCGCGTAGGCGCATGTCACTAACGCCGCCACCTGCACACACGTAATGCTTTCCGCTATCCGGTACTTTTGCCCCGCTTCGCTCATACCGTCCTGTTCAATCGCGTTATCTGGGTTCGCCCGCATCGCCCGCTCGGCAAAATTAAGCCGCCCGCTGCGCATATCCGAGGCTACGCCCAGCTTTAACGTGTAATACGCTGCAATCGCATCAGCAAAGTCTGCCTCAGTGAATACCCATTCCCGCGGCATATCCCGATTGTTTTCATTGGTCAGCACAATGCAACCTGCCCGCCGTGCCCGCTGGTATTCCGCTTCTACGGCAACGGCTAAAATTTGCGCTTGCGTGTCGTAAGCAGAAAACAGCGTGCAGGGCTTGCCGGAATAGCCTGAAATCGTGGTTTGAATAGGGATTAATGCGCTCAAGGCTGCGCCTCGGTGTAGTCAGCGCCGAACGATTCAACCAGTAAATAACCGTGTGGATCGTCAGGATTCCCGTCAGTCCCCTTGCCGTCATGCGGTTCATCGTCCTTCGGTGCCTGATACAACGGGGCTGTGACTTTCAGCGTAAAATCAACGGCTAAAACCGTCAGATTATTCGACTCACTGCCCACATTCATCGCGGGGGAATCGGGGGCCTCAATCTGTACCGGCCATGGCCTATCCACGCCAGCAAAGCGATAGAACGAGCGAAAGCGCCGGTTAGCGTCCGAATACAACAAAAGCTGCGCGGCAATGCCACGCGCCGTCGGTTCGTCATGCGCAAAAATCACAATCTGCGCGCGAATATCGCCCGATACGGTGCGTAGCTTGAACATCCTTTCCTTCGCATCATCCGGGAAAGTGAAAAACTGAGGATGAACAATCTGGTAAGCGTAATCACGCATGGTAGGTGAATAATCGCGTGCCATGGCGCAAAGTAAAACCGGCATATTGGCGGGTTTTGAGGGGGTGATATTTTCCGGGTTAGGGTCGTTACGGTGCCACAAGGCGATCATGTCTTCCGCCGCGTCCACCATGCGGCCCGGTGCCCAGCCAATGGAATGCTCAAGACCGCGACCGACAAATTCCTGCATGCCTTTGGTAGTGGGCACTAAACTGTTGTAGAAGCCGCCCATATAGCGGCCAAAGGCGACTTTAACCGGCTCAAACATGACTTAAACGCCAAACTTTGAAAGCAGGCGATCCTCAACAAACGAGGGTTCAGCAATCCCTATAGGCTTTACAAATGCGGGGAGTTCCGCCTTGCGAAACTTGGCAGAATCCCTCTGCATACGCGCATAAATATCGTGATTGGTCAGTAACGGCTTAACGAAAGCCGAATCGAGTGACTTGTCACTTACGCCCGCCTTGGCTAGCAGGGTCAAAAGCTCATCGTTTTCAAAGCGAAGATGCTCAATGATGCTATTGGCCTGCTCCCGCTCACTGTTTGCCGAATCCAGCAGGTTGACAAACGCCTGCAGGCGTTCATCCAATTCAGCAGCGTAAATATCATCGTAAGTCATGTGGACTTTGCCACCATAGGCATCATCTAGCACAATGCCGCGGAATGAGTTATCTAGATAGTTCGGTGCGTTCACGTAGTCCATGCCGTAAAACTCTGGCCTAGCCTGGTCAATTGCCGAAGAGAAGCCGCCCACTTTGCCTTGAAACATCTTGGCTGCGATCTGGCCCGAAGCGGTGTCAAGAAATTCGGCCCGGTGCTCTACCGTGCCGTCATAACTTGCTTTGAGGTATGTAGTCACAAAAGCGGGTTCGACCGGGACATATTTCTGCCCGTCTATGCCGCCCTCCATGGGGTTCATACCGAAACGAATACGCGGCAAGTGACCGAAGTACCCCACCATGCCGCGCGTTTTAACGGTTTCTTGGCATCGCTTGCTATTGATTGCATCAGCAATCGCCTTGACGTTGAAATTACGTTCCTGCCCTGTGTGCGTGCGCCCACGGTCTTGCAGGTTATAGCGAATAAGAGGGGTTTCCATGCTAGTTCCTTGCGGATTATTTACCTAGCATGAATGATAGTGACGGTTCAGCTTGCTAAATTGGGGCGTTTTCCGGGTGTGGTATGGGAAAACTTAGATACGGCACGAATACGGCACGTATGCGGCACGTATGCGGCACGAATACGGCACGTATGCGGCACGGCTTTCCAACTAATCTACTCGCTTTTCTGCCGCTTTTATCTCACGTAGCAATTTCTTGCCATACTTGTATTTAAGTTTCCACATCGCCTTATTATCAGCAACACTCATAAAATCTATTTTCGCGTTAATCCACAAGATTTCACATATTGCCAAAAAAATCCTACTTCGCTCCTCCTCAAGATTTGATTCTTCCCAAAAAGACACTATCTTTTTTGTTTGACTGCCCGTAAGTTCTTTCATTTTACAATCCCCCTCATAACCTTGTTACCCATATCCCAGCCATGCGCCTCATGTAAATCTGGCGTAAGAAATTCTTTCCTGAATTCGCGCGTAAGGCATGCAGGAACTGTTGATGCAAGCGAGATAGACAAGCGCCTATCAAAGCGTCCCTGTCTGTTGTAGCCGGGTGCCCAGCCTTTATGTTCGTCTCTAGTTGATTCATTCATAATGTTTCCTTTGGTGTAAATTAAGTTGCATAACCGGTGTTAACAGTCATCGCCTTCCACTCTCCACACCAGCAATATCCGCAAACATAGGGTTGCGCAAAGAAATCAGTCTCGTTCCCGGCTATTCCGGTTATGTCCCAATGCGCTTCTTCATCAAGCCCTGTAATCAGCACAGGCGGGTATCGTCGGCACTTTCCGTCACCATCATCTTCTTGAAGATGACCACCCTCACGCGCCTTGAAAAATCGGCAGCAATCGCAACGCTCATCCATTTCCTGTCTCCAAAAAACCACTAACACGGCGGTCAAGCGGGACGGCGGAAAAGCACAGCCGCGGCTTACTTTCGGCGTGCTCATCAACTACCAGTTGTTGGTGCTGTTGCAGTTCCATGTTTCTTTCCTTTACTTTCAAATTAGGCTGCATAGCCGGTGTCATCGCATCAATAATGTCATCGAACCGCTTGCCGGTGCTTAATGTGGCCTTCCACGCTTCGACCCACTGCCGGGGGTTCATCCTGCGCGCAGTCTCATACCGCTCATAGCCTTTGCGCAGGCGTTCAAGTTCGCGTTCGGTTATTTCCATTGCTGTTTCAATTTTTTTCGACAATTACTTCCGGTCAATCGCGTCTCGCTCAATCCGCAATGCCTTATTTAGTCGATAGCGACATGCGGATTTTATAATTCCGCGTTTTTTTGCCAAATCAACTTGCGTCAACCCGCTTCGGTATTCTGCAAGCAATTCAAGATAATCATCATGCGTCCATTTTACTGCATCAAACTTGGCACCCGCGGCCTTTAACCGCGCCAACTCCCGCTTCCTCTCCTGCCTCTTAATGCACGCTAACGCGCCAACAGTATCATGCGAGTGACTCGGGTTTCCGCAATCAAATCGCTCCAAAATTACCTGACCAGATAATAACTTCGATCCGTCCATATTGTTTATAGCGTCCTCTTTAGTGTCATACCATTTAGAAGGCTTGCCACTACCCCAATGTTCTACCGGAACTAGGCCAAATTGCCGCTTTGGTTGCATGTTAGTAACTCAATCCGCGAATTTCAATTCATCAATACGCTTAATCATGGTTTCTAATTCAGCGCGCAACGCATCGGTAAAAACTTTATCTTCCACGCTTAACTCACCGTTGATATTGCATTTGCAGTCCATCAGACAATCAAGCGCATCGCTAAAGGTAAAGTTGATACCGAGTGCCACCTCTTTTATTTCTTCGGTATCAATGTCAGTAAAATTCCATGCAAAATTCCACAGCTTCCCTTCCGAGTCTTCGTTCATATTGGATAGATAGGTCATCCATTCAACCTTACCATCTACCAGTTTCTGAGTATTTACAGGTGCATCACGCATTTCAAGTGCGGCCATCTCAATCCCCTTCCTCATCAATTTTTCGACGTACCCACAC